GAGCCGACGCTGGGGACGGGTTGGTCGGTCTCCTGATAGCAGGTGTATGCCTTACGGTCGGCAGTGATCAAGCGAATGCGGTTCGTATCCCCGTGCTCGTTGGACATGCTGCGTGAGCCCATGACCGCCATGCGGGCGGATGTTTCAGTTTGTGCGATTTGTTGCGTTATTTTAGCCATAATGATTTGTTGTGTTTGAGTTGAGTGCTTAATGCGTGTGATTATTTTCTATTTGGTTGGTTGGTTGGTGGGCTGGTGGGTCGGCTGGTGGGCCGAAGGAGTGTTGGCATCGATTGGCTCGTTGCTGTTGAGTTGGTAGAACTCGTCGTGCATTGCGTCGTGCATGTCTTCGTCTTGCGCTGTCAGTGTGTCGATGATTTGTGATATGTGTTCCATTTTGTGTCCTTTGTTTCGTGTTAGGCGTTACCTCTTTTTGATGTAACTATACTTTCAGTAGTCCATGGCCTGAAGGGACAAGTCAGACCAGAAGTCATGAAAATCACAGCCTGCGCCAGCAGGGAAGCTGGATTTTCATTACTTGTGGTTGAAGGACCTGATTAATGCGCGATAGCGCCACTCTATCCGTCTTGGTCCCGTGGCCATGGTATGATAAACTGTGGAGTTCACAGGTTCTGTGCTGCCCTGCTCCATGGTTCCTTGGCAGAATTAAGGAAAACTTTGCGGGAGCGTTTAGATCCCTTAATAAGATGCAAGGAGATCGCTCAGCTGGGACTGTCTTCAGGCCCACGGTGAGCGGACGTGGCCCCCTAAGGGGCACGGAATCGACGTAGCTCTGGTCTGCCAAGGGCATGGAGCAGGTCTCCGCAGCACAGGTTCTGGGGACGTTGAAGCATTATACCCTTGAGCGTGAGCCCATTGAAGCATTATACCCTTGAGCGTGAGCATTGAAAGACTGGGCGATAGCCCACTGATTGAGTGGTTTGGGGTGCCAGTAGGTGCGCACGGTGCGTGATTGGGGTAGGTACAGTGGTCCAATGGGCCGCGAGGCCAGTGGTAGAGCGGGCTAGGGGCCAGTGGTTGGTTGGTTGGGGGATGGGTGGTTATGTATGTGCCACATTGACATGGCCCATATGATCCATTGGCACATGCCAGCACGGGCTGATAGTACAGATCCATGGCCCACAGATCCATGGCCCACGTATCCAGTGATCCCATGAGCACTATATATACAGAGCCACGGCTGCGTCGGTCGGGTGGGCGAGGTAACTATACAGAGCCGCGGCTGCGTCGGTCGGGTGGGCGAGGTAACTCTCCGACCACTGAGCCCATGGCCCATGCGAGCCTAAGCGAGGGGGCCATGGGGGAAGTTGGTCGGGGCCGGACGGGTGGGGGACCCGTCCACCCCATCCATTTTTTCGATTTAGCCCGTGGCATTGATAGCCCAGTGATCCACCTGATCGGCCTTTAGTGGTCCACTGGGGTGTTTACCCTAGTCGACTAGGGTGTTTACCCTAGTCGACCTGTTTTTCCCCGATCACTTTTACCCCTGAAAAACGCTGTATTTCCTAACGGCCGATCGATGTAAATCTTTAACCATTATCAACGACTTATGAAATCTCGATCACTTTATCACTTTTTCACGTTCAAATTATTTTTTTTTATTTTTTTTTCTGGGTCAAAAAAGTGATAAAGTGATCGGAATTCTGTAAGTCGTTGATAAGGCTAATGACTTAGAACGATCACCCCCCCTAAATATTGTGATATATTAGTGATACCAGTGATCGGGAATATTTACCGAACTGGGGGGTTTACCCTAGTCGGCCCCAAAACAGCTGTCGTTGATAGATTTCGCTCGACTACCCGCTGCCCAGTTGCCAACCTCGGAAGAATGAAGAGACGTAAGAAAGGGGAGAGAAGGGGAGGTATGGTATTCCTGAGGTATCGGAACGGGGCGGGCAGTCAGGGGCCCGACCACACGGTGGCGGATCAGGAGTACTGGATCGACGAGAAGACTTGGGACGCGCGGGAGGAGAAGACGCGCAAGGCGCAGCGGGAGGCGTATGCGAAGAGGAAGCATGATCCCGAGGATCAGGAGAGACGACGGAAATATCAGCGGAATTGGAGGAAGAAGAAAGATGCCTATTAAGAAAGACCCGTTTGTAGATGGGCGGATGAATCAGGATGGGAAGAAGCCGCTACAGGCCCAGAAGGCCTACAAGAACTCGCAGAAGCGGGCCCGTAGGAAACGAACTAAATTGGAACTTGAGAATTTGAAAGCAGAACGAAAATTGACAAAAGCGGAGAAGGAGCTGGCGCGTAAGGAGGAGTTGATCCGACTGACGGAGGCGGCCAAGACGCCCGCGCAGCAGCGGAAGATTGCGTTGCAGACGATCGCGGAGTCGGGGGTCGAACCGTTCAAGGAGCTCTTGAATATTTCGAAAGATAAGGATACGCCGCTGGCTATCAGGGTGAAGATCCTCACGGACATTGCGGCCCTTCAGGCGCCGAAGCCGAAGAGCATCGATATTCAGGCGGATATTAAGAGTGACATGACCGTGCAGGTTGTAAGCTTCGCGGACGTGAGCCAGCGCCAGCTGAAGGCTGCGCAGCCCGAGGCCCCCGCCCTACCTGACGAGGCATATAATGAATTTATCAGCCCCGAGGAGGTCACGCAGCGAAACAAGCAGGCGGTCCTCGATGCCGTCGTAGCAGATGAAATTGAAGATTAGATCCGTATGCCTATAGAACTACCTGCACAGGGGTGGAGACCCCGCCACTATCAGCTACCGCTCCTGAAATACATGGAGCAGAATAAACGCGGGCTGCGGGCTGTGATCGCATGGCATCGGCGCGCAGGAAAGGATTTAACGTCCATCAACATCATTCCGATGAAGGCGATGCAGCGGGTAGGTCTATACCTGTACGTGGGTCCGTACAACAATCAGATCCGCCGAATTATTTGGCAGGGGCAGGACGGGGACGGTAAGAAGTTCATTGATTACATTCCGCGTGAGTTGATTGCACGGAAAAGTGAGCAGGAGATGTCGATCACACTGACCAATGGGTCCGTGGTCCAGCTACTAGGTGGTGACAATCCCGATAAGTTGGTGGGTATTAACCCAATCGGGATTGTCTTCTCCGAGTATAGCCTTTGCGACCCTGCGGCATGGACCCTGACCAACCCGATCCTTGCGGAGAATGGCGGTTGGGCCCTGTTCAACGGGACCCCGCGCGGACAGAATGAGTTTTACCATATGCTCAACAGGGCCAAGGCGGACCCCGAGTGGTACGCTAGCCACCTGAGCGCACTGGATACGAAGGCCATCAGCCCAGAGGACCTTCGTCGTGCGCGAAGCGAGCAGAATAATGAGGCCAAGTTTCAGTCTGAGTTCATGTGCTCCTTCCATACACCGATCGAGGGGTCTTATTATGGGCCGATCATGTCGAAGCTGTATGAGAAGGACCAGATCCTGCCCAACCTGCCCATTGAGCCATCGCTCCCTGTGCATACGGCGTGGGATTTGGGTATGGACGACAGTACATCGATCTGGTTCTTCCAGCTGCACCAGCGGGAGGTGCGGATTGTGCACTACTATGAGAACTCGGGCGAGGGCCTTCCGTTCTATGCGAACTATTTGAACACATGGGCCAATCTGAACGATGCGTCGTTCGGTAAGCACTACGCGCCGCACGATATCGCGGTCCGTGAGCTTGGAACTGGCCGCTCGCGCCTTGAGACCGCCCGCCAGCTCGGGATTCGGTTCATCAAGGTGAAGCGCCTCGGAGTGTCGGACGGAATTGAAGCGGTTCGGTCGCTCCTTCCTACCTGCTGGTTCGGTGAGGCCCAGTGCTCACTGGGTATTGAGCACTTGAAGGGGTATCACAAGGAGTTTGATTCCAGTAAGAATGTGTTCAAGAAAGCCCCCGTGCACGACAAGGCGTCACACGGTGCCGATGCGTTCCGAACACTGGCGACAGGGCTAAAACAAGGCTCGGTCGGTAAGAAAAAGAAGGATATTCAGGAATACAAGGAACAAGCAGTTGACTTCTAGTCCTATGCTATCAATGTCGGGGTGATGTCAATCACCGACCCAAACCCACCGACCCCAGCGCGGCTCACGCCCATGGACAAGGCTGTCCAGCTGTACCGCTCGTTCTGGGAGGACTTTGTGGAGCTACTGAACCACTATATCAGCTTCTTTCCAGAGGCGAAGCGGTACACGTTTTTCGGGCCCGACTATATTTTGCTGGCCCACGAAGAGACGCGGGCGGACCCACATGACCCCGAGAATACGGAAACACGGGACCCATATTGGTTTGTTGTGTACGCAAGCAACGGGTCAGGGGGTACAGGTGGGTTATTTAGGCGTTTGATGCCTTATCACCTTGACTATGTGGGCTTTTCACGCCAAGCAAAGGAGAAGAATCCTCGGATGCATTTCCACTTAACCACAGAATTACTTAACCGAACGTAACATGGGCTCAAAACCAAAACCACCACCTCCGCCTCCACCACCTCCACCTCCTCCACCGCCCCCTGTGCCTGTGGCACGACAGGCGATTCGTAGTGCCGAGAAGCAGACCCGCACGGTGAACCCAACCCAGCAGCAGCGTATTCGGCGTACATCTCCGTCCACAGCACCTGTTGAAAAGAAGAAAGCTTTAGGAAGTGGCATCTGATCAAACACCAGAGCGTCTTCGACTAGGTAATCGATACGAGGAGTTGCGAATGCTCCGCAGTGCCGTGGAGCCCATGCTTCAGGAGTCCCAGCGGTTCGTTCGGCCCAATGGTACCAACTTTGATAACCCATCCACTGGCATGGCCTCCGCGCAGGAGGACGGGTCCAAATATAAATTTGACAGCACGGCAATCTGGGCGAACCAGATGTTTGCCAATGGTTTGTCGAGCTATCTGGTTCCGAAGTCCACTAGGTGGGCGTATGTGAAACCTGTCGGGGTCCCCTCGGCAGAGTTGGACGACGAGCAGTTGGTCCACTTGGAGACGCTCTCCGACATGTATTACCATGTGATGGCGCTTCCGCAGGTCCAGTTCTACCAGACGGCCCATGAATCCTTCTATGACCTCGGGTCCTATGGTACATCTGTGTCATACGTGAAAGAGGTGGACGGGTTGCCGACGTTTAAGTCTTGCCCACTGGCTGACTGTCTCTTCGATGAGGATGATAGCGGCAACGTGGATACGATGTACTACACGAAGCGCCTGACTACGAAGGCGATCATTCAGGCCTTCCCGCACATCGTCAACGTTGACGGATTCAGCGACAAGTCAGGCATCACCATGTGGAACCTTGTGTTCTCCGTGGAGCCGAACAAAGAGGGCAAGAAGGGCGGACGCCTCGGATCTGAGCGTCCGTTCAAGACTACCCACTGGGTCCAAGAGCTCAAAACGACCTTGGATACAGGGTATGTAAACTATTTCCCGTTTATCGTGTCCCGCTGGACTAAGGTATCGGGGGAGATTTACGGCCGCGGCCCTGCACAGACATGCCTTTCTGATATCAAGGTGGTGAACAAGATGGTCAAAGAGTTGCTGAAAAGCGCCGAATTGGCCAATGCCCCTACGCTCTCGGCGGAGGAGGACACCATTTTATTGCCGTTTTCATTAGGCGCACGCCAGATGATCTGGCGTGAGCAGGGAGCACCAGCGCCCGAGCCGATAAATTCGGGATCTCAGCCGAACTTGACGCAGGATATGCTTCAGAGCTACCGAGATACGATTGTGAAGTGTTTCTTCGTCGATCAGATCATTCGGGAGCAGAAGAAGGAGCGGCAGTCGATTCTTGAGATTCAGGATGAGCGGGGCCAGATGTTGCAGCAACTGGGTCCGTTATTGGCGCGGCAAGAGAACGAGTTCCTTGCCCCCGCCATTGAGATCACGCACACGATCCTCGAACAGAACGGTAAGCTCCAAGATACCCCTGAATCCCTTG